ATCAGTATGTGAGGAATGCTCAGATCGCAACTTAGAGAGAATAGAGGTTAAATTTTCATCTAGCCTCAGCGCTTCTTCTGGGGATAAGACATCTTGAATTTCAACTATGGCGTCTCCGCTGCTCTGTATATCAGCTTGATAACTTAACAATTTTTTTTGTTCGTCTGTTTCAGTTCCAGTGCTGCCTACGTTTGCTTTAAACGGACTAGTTGGGTCTTCGACCGTTCTTAAATATTTAATTTGTTTTTGATGGCCAGAATTCTTGCTATCGTTTAGATCATATATGTTGATTATTGACCCTTCGGGAAATTCAACTTGAAATTCAGCCTGGTTGTTAAAGTTTTTTATTCTTATGTAAGTTGTTCCTGCTTTGACCTGCGGGTCAAATGACGGGGAAATCGGAGAAACCGTTGGGTCATCATCCACAAAATCGAAAGACCTAGGCGGAAACCTAGAGGTAAATCCTGTTCTTACCAGTTCGTCACAATATTTTGATATTTGATATAAGGACCACTTATCTACCGATTGTGCGGTCACTCCATATTTACCCATTCCATATCTTGGATTAGTCGCTAAGTCATAAAAAATCCAAGCTGGGTTGTCAGTCCATTGAAGATAACTTGAATTCGGATCTCCACTTTGAATACTCAGATAATCAATATCAACCAGCGCAACTGGCTCATCTTTAATATCGGAGTCGAAAGACATAAATAATCTAGTTGTTATTGAATTTTTAATATTTTCTTGCCTTGTGCTAGATATCGTGTCGCCTGCGTAAATCGCAGAGTTAGCTATATGCAAATCATCTATATATCCAACAAACGTGCTATCATAAACCGTTCCACCCACGTTAACATACGGAGTTCTTGACCCTCCAATTTGAAGCTCCCCTGCGCCAGCATATTCCCCCTCCTGAACTCTTACCCCGTACACATTCTTTTTGCCAACCATGCCGCCTGTATCTTCGATCGCGCCATCGACATACAATTTAATCGCGTCGCCATTTCTAACTATTGCGACATGATGCCACTCATCATCAGCAATTCTATTTGATCCAGCAATATCTGCTGTTAATAAAATATTTCGCTCATACGAAGCTCTTTTGGGCACTGGTTGGCCAGTATCTTTGGCTTGTGTAACTGCCGCGCCATATGCCTCTTCATCCCAGGAGCCAACCTCTTCTGCATTATCCTCACCTTCTTCTTTATGGATTTTGATATAATCTACCGCCGCGCTTGATACAAAATGCTCAAAATAAAGAACACCAACGGGGTTTGTGCTTACGGATATTTTCCAACCACCCCCCAATATGCCCTGACTTCCAGATCCGAATTTAGAGCTCGAGGCAATAGCTAGATTTAAATGTTTCATTTGCTCCTCCCTGCTTAGCTCTCCAGTAGCAGTTCCAGAATTTATGATGCCAAGGCCAGCATTATTATCCGAAGCAAGTATGACCTTGCTCACTCCTTGAATGCCAGCCGTAGACTCTGTGCCGCCCGAAAGATTGTAAACTGTTTGTAGCTCTGAGGCGGCAATTTTCACATGAAACTCAATAGTAAAGTTTTGAGCCCCAAAATTTGCCATGCCCAAGTCCTCCACGGCCCAAGGAATTTCGCTGGTCCAGTTGCTAAAGGGAAGGTCTCCTCCGCCATAGCCTGCTCCGCCATCATAAACCCTGATTACCTTATCGGAAGAATCTGGGCTATCCCCTTGCGCCTTAAACCTTAAACTGCCACTGCCTCTTTTTTTAGTGCTAGTATCGATTTCAAAGCCTTTCCCAGAGCCAAAGCTTGATGGACTTTTAGCGGCAATGGCGGCACCTGACCTTGTAAAAATATTTGATTCGTCGCTCAAAAGTTTATCAGCTTTATGCCTGTGAATAAAAGTTCCCCTAGTCTTAAACTTTCCATCCCAATTGCCCACATGCTGCTTAATGTCTGGTAAATAATTAGATGGTACCTGCACCTTTTGTAATTTTAGTAAATAATTTCTCTTTGGAATCTGTGCGTACGCTTTTGAATCAAAATTTGTTGATATGACCGCTGAATTGGGATAATTCAGCCTATACGGAACTATTTCTGTTACCGAGCGCAAACTGGCCTGAGCCGTCATCTGATCTTTCATGTTAGTCATGTCAGCCTCCGCATCAATTCTTGAAACACGAATTATCCTATTCGTGCCAGTGACATTAGGAGGAAAATGAACGATAGTTTCAAATATATAATCAGATGTCGCAAGCCCTCTCAATCGCCTTAAGAAAAATCCTCCAGTGTCATTTGAGATTAACCGCGACTTACGCCCTGCATTTGTCGCCTCGCCTTCACCATGTGCATCCGCCCAACCATACTCTCCTTTTCCTGCTCCATATTTCAATCCAGGGACCTCTATCATGACTGGGTTTTCCCAAAAACCATCTCCATCTTCCTCTCCGTCATTACCAGCATAAATTAAAAAATTTATATTATGTGGCTTAACTTTTACTTGCCGCTTTCCAGTTACAGAGCGAGTTAAAACATGAATATTTATAGCAACAACAGCCTCTGTTACATTTTTATCAACAATTGCATGAGTTATGGGATTTAAATATAGCTCTTTACCCATAAACTGTTTTCTTAGAGATCTTTTTTGCTCTATTGTTGGCTCGCTGGACGCCACAGTCTCTGAAGGAAACTCTACCTTATTCCATTTATTATTTGGATATAAAGTTTTGTTAAGCGCAATTGTTCTGCCTTGATACTCTTGTACTGCACTCTGACTTGGTGATCCACGCCTCATTTTTGCATTAAATCTTCTAAAATTTAAATGCCCACCTTTGGTTTTTATCGGAGTATCATCTAGGTAAATTGATCTGGCAGCTATGTTTGGATCCATTTGCAAATCTCTGGTTTTCGGGTCACTGCTGAGAGCCCTAACTGTTTGCCCCCGATCATCGCAAATGCCCTCAATTGGGCCTTCGCAAATCAAATCAATAATATTAGCATTAGTTATAGATGAAAAAGGATTGTCTTTGGCCTTGTCCTCATCTGCCCACCCGTTTCTTGGGGTAGCCGTCCTTCCTGAGCCGTCCTTTTTTGTTTCGTAAGTTACTGAAGCCTCTTTCTTACTTGCGATTTTTGTTTGAGCGGTGCCTCCCCCTTTTTTAGACTCTTTTGTCGTATTCTTATTTGGATCGGGAGTATATGCCTCTTCCCCTTTTACTGCAACAGTTTGAGAATTAACAGTTTGCGACCCAAGCTCGCGATTCACCATCATCTCATCAACCTGCTCCTGAGAAAAGCCTGCTTCTCCCCCTTCAAGTACTTTTGGGTTTTCATTTAATCCACCAGGCATAATCTTTATCCTTCGTCTGAATTTAGCCCGACCGTTCTCTGCGTATCTTCTGGGACTAAGCCTATTGCCCCAGCCCCACCTGAGTCAAAGGCAGAAGAAACAAACCCAAGACTAAGTCCCTCTATTTTGCCAGGAGGAACCCAGTCTTCTTCAAATGGGATAGTATTGTATGTAGTGTATTTCATAGTTGGCGGCTCGGAAGTGAAAAACCCATAGTCGGCCCATTCGAATACATCGCCATTGCCCTCTCCTGGCATCCACCTCCCCATAACCGTTCTAGTTGGTGAATCAAAATGCCTGTTGACGGCACTTACAACCTTTCCTCCTATTAATAAGGTTCCGTAAGCAATTGGCACAGGAATACCCTGTTGCTCTACATTTACTGGGCCAGCAAATAAATATGAGTTAGACTCTTTTAACTCTTCTGGGTCGGGCGGCTCAAAGATTTTAGCAACTATGGCCCCAACAACCACCGCAACCAAAATCATCTTGAATACCTCAACCAAAAAAGGTAGGGCAGGGGCGCCACCCGCTGGAACAGGCAGAAAGTCTATTTTTTTAGTTCCTTTAGGCAACCTACAGAAAAACCCCTCTTGCTTATCGAGGGTTTCTCCGTCTACTGCAATACAATAGCGAGCTCCCTTCGCCTCTTTTTCAACAATATAGTTCCTAAATCCTGGAATCTGACAGTCGAGCGCACGCAAAGCCTCCCCAGCAGTCGAGACTTCTAAATCCCAAGAATCATCAAACTCTTTCCCAAGTTTGCCATGTAAACTTATATTTACCATATACCCTAATAAATTATACACTTTTTCTGTAAACAGAGTGAATTGAATTTTTAATTTGTTCATTAAAAAAAGATTCCTGAGAAAAGCCGTAAAAAGGATGGTGTAAAAATTTATCATTATCCAAGCAAACCCCAAAATGTACTTCATTTTTTTTAATTTGAAAAACTATTAAATCATTTTTTTTCATTTTTGCTTTTTCTACCTTCTTGAAACCGTTATCCCGAAAAAGATTCTTCGAAGATACCATTGTGTCAAAAGTAAATTCCCACGTCGGACGCTTTCTTTCTAAATAAAAATTAAAACCATCAGAAGCAAACTTGTGTTTTTTCTTATAAAAATCAGCAACCAAAACAATGCAATTTTGCAAACCATCTACATATTGCCTTTGAGCGAACGGCTTTATTGGAACGGATTTTGGAATATGTATATAAAAATTATCATATTTTACAGAATATATAACAAAAGGCGTGCATAATTCTTGACTTTGCGCTAAATCATGAGAGGATGGATCCGAAGAGTGAAAAGGATGAGAATGATATATAGCAAGTACATCCTTTTTTAAACTATCAAGAAAAACTTTTGTTTGGATTTTAAATCCATTTGTTTTATCTGGATAGATATTCTCGCAAGGCTTTATCTCTACTTCTCCAAAATCATTAAGAATAACAAAACCACAAACCTCTTGAGCTGGCCGCTTTAATGCATATTTTTTAATTTCTTCATAGAAACTGCTATTTATATTTATATTTGTCAATTCCAGGAAACCCTCCAAATGGTAAACCGTTTTCAGACTTTTGAAACCTTATTGCGCAACCGCTCAAAGTCTTAGAGCATTGATCTTGGACCCAATTTTCTTTATCAAATCTCGGGTCTTTGCCAGAAACATTATAAAAAGGTATTGAAGTGCTTGTTTCTGGATATTCTTTAGCGATAAAACCAGTAGGCTTCGCCACGTATATTAATTCATAATTTACGTCTTTTTGGTCTAAATTTGCCATTTTAACCCAGTCCCCGCTTGAATAAATTCCAGTATTATCATAATATCCAGAATATACATAAGCAGAACTTGAATTTTGCCATGAGGCATTTCCATCGCTGTTGAATTTGTAATCATATGCAAAAGCTTTATCATATTCATCTGCAACTGGAAGGCCTCTGGCTTGTGCGCAGTTCGGTTCAGAAAATTTAAAATTAATCTGCTTGTTTCCATAAGAACAACCCACTCCCCTGTAGGTCCATGGACAATAATGAGAATACATGATACGAGTCGGAACCCTGGCCTCCTCCAAATCCAAAACAGAAACTAATTCAAAGGCAACCAAATTCTTGTCTTCCTGAGTCTTCTGGTTAATAACAAACTTGTCATCTGGAAACCTAGCCGTTGAATCTGGCTTGCCAAATGGATTTATGTTATCGACAAAATTCTTAGAGTCAATGTATTTTAAAAAAGTTCTTGTTCTTTTGATTGACAAGCCAATGAAATCGTCCTTACCTTGTATTAACTGTGAAACATATCCATCGACATTCGCAAAAGTCAGCTTAGGCCGAGGCAACGTGCCGTCACCTTTAATCTCAAACTCAGAAACTTCAAAAGGAAAA